CGGCCCGCCGCAAGCGCCGGGTTGTTCGTCCGCCACAGCTCGCGGTCGTCCAGATCCAGCAGACCCGGGTTCCCGTCCGGCGACCACTCGTCCCAACAGGTTCGCCCCGGGTTGTCACCCAGGGCGTCGTCACGAACACGCGTGAAGACCTCGCCGTCAGCCTGCGGCCCCGGCGGGGTCCCCGTGAACAGCCACTGCGGGTTACGCAGCGGAGCCGCCGACGTCGTCGGCATCAGAGCCTCCAACGCGTCGTCGTTCATCTCCTGCGCCTCGTCCATAACCAGCGTGTCGACCGTGAAGCCACGCGCCGAGTTCTTCGACCGGGCCACGATCTCAATCGACCCGCCGTTCGACAGCAGAACCGCCTCCTGGCCGTTCACCGACCGGATCGTCTTCACCAGGGCGTTCAGCTCCGGGAACTGCGCAGCCGGGTCGTTCGCCTTCTCACCGAAGAAAAACTTCAAGCGACGGAAGTGCTTCTGAGCCGTCTTCACCTCATGGGCCGTGTGAAGGATCCGCTCTCCCAGAGCCACCGCCCCGAAGACCTCGCGGACCTCGAGGCACACGTTCTTCCCGTTCTGGCGGGGGACCGACAGGCCACACGTCAGGTGAGCCCAGCGGCCGTGCTCGTCTAGAGCCAGCCACGCGTCCAGGACCTCCGCCTGCCACGGATCGGGCACCAGGCCGTGCTTGGTGATGAACTCGCACGCCAGGTCCCCCATGGTCCGGTCGATCGCAGTCGACCGGACGGTCTTAGGCGCGCTGGCGGGCACGCACGGCCTCCTGGAAGTCGACCAGGCCACTGGCCGGGTCCTTGGACTCCGCGGCTTGCTTCACCTCAGTCTTTGAGGGCCGCTGGGCCGTGGGGATCCCCAGCGCCTGGCTGATCGAGTTGGTCAGTTTGTGGGCCTCGCCGATCAGCGGGCCACGCCGGTACTTGGGGGTCCCAGCCATGGACTGGAGCGACAGGTTGTACAGGCGCACGAGCTCGGCGATGTGGTCCCAGTCACGGGCGTCCTCGGGCACCGGGGCCAGCAACTCGGAGTCGTCGTGGATCTCGGTAGCCATAAGAGCCCCTTATGGAGTTGTTGCCAGTTAGCATGCGCAGTTATGAACTTTATCACACCGGGGGAGGTACTGCACTATGCCTCCGGGGGTGCTCTGCTACCCCGAGGAGGTTTCCCTCCCCGGGGTGCTCGGGTTGCGTCTTGATCTCGCGCTGGACTTGAACTCTCGAGTGGTCGAAGTAGACGCGGCTCTTCGACCGTTCCGTGTCCGGCGGTGCTTTATTCAGTTTTGGGCTGAGGAACGCCGTGGCCTCGGGCTTTCCTCAACCTCTTGACTCAAGGTTACCACACGACGTCCGTGGTCGCAATCTTGACTTGTGTGGCGTTCACCACATCGCGGCTTCCGTCTCCTCGGCGCTGATTGCAGCGGCGACACAGCGCGCGGCCGTTGCTCAGCTCGTAACCACCGCCGAACTTGAACGCGACGACGTGGTCAGGCTCCGCGCTGTTCGGTCTCATGCTGTGCTCGTAGTCCAGAGCCACGCCACAGATCGGGCAGTTGACGACGCCGCGGGCTTGTTCTGCTGCCAGCACGCGTCTGCGCCAACGCCTGTGCTGGCCGCTGGCTGTCCGTCCCACGATCCCCTCGCAGTCTGTGCCCGCAGCGTCGTCCCCCCAGCAGTCCCACCAGGAGACACGTTGGTGGGTGCTTGGGCACCAGTATAGCGCGGGCCATGGGGTGGGTGCAAGCCGGGAGTAGGGTGGTCTTCGTCACATACCCGGTGCCGGGCCACCCACCGGGTGGTTTGATCGACCCACCCCCCGTCGCTCGGACCCATGGGTGGTCGCGATCACGTACCCGGGCTGGCGCTCGCCCATGGGCGCTGGCGCTCACCCATGGGCGCTGGCGCTCACGCACCTGGGTGCTGGCGCTCACGCACCTGGGTGCTCGTGCGTCGTGCGTGCGTCGCGTACGTACGTGAGACGACCTCTCCCCTACCGATCGGTCGGCCTAAGTTGTTTTTGGGTTTTACGCGCGTACGCGTACCGTACGGCCCCCTTCCAAGTCGACTCTTTGTGTCAAGTAAGAAAAAAATCATAAGAGAGAGTTCCAGTTCGTGTCGTTGTGTGCGGTGGTGGTTCGGCCTCGAGAGCTAGATTCGTTTATGAACTAGCCGATTGACCCGCGTCGTTCCGCGGCTCTTTCCGTCGGATTTTTAGACAGTAAGACTCTTTTTGCAAGAGTCTCTCAGGAAGTTTTTTGCTAATCGTTCTGGGGTTCAGAAAACTCATAAGCAGAGCGCCCCCTTGCGTGATAATCCATCGGCGTGCTACAATCTGTTTATGAATCGTTGAGAGCGATTCTTTGTCGAAATCTAGACTCTTGTACAAAGAGTCGGCCACTCGGATAGGAGAGAACCATGAGCACACAGATCGCTGGTTACCGGATCGGACCGTGTCCGCCCGAGTTCCGGGCACTCACGCAGGAGGACTACGCGGATCACGCGGCGAGCCTGTCCCGGTCCAGTCGCGTGTCCACCGGACCGGGCAGTGGCCCGACCACGGCCACCGAGCGTATGCTGCTGGAGAACCTGGTGCGGGAGCTGGTGGATCACCCGCGGGCGTGGTCACGCCTGTACGGGCCGTGGGAGGCGTGGCGCGAGTCCATCGCCCGGCAGGCCTTGTCCCGGCTGCGCAACCGCCGGTCCCTGGCTGCCGAGCTGGACGTGGCTCGTACGCGTGGGCACCTGAATCTACGGCTGCTGCTGGACACGCCCATGGCTCCGACGCTGCACGACCAGCGCTGCTGGTGGGTCTGGGGCCAGTTCGTGCCGGGAGTCCCGGACGTGGGCGTGGAGTCGGATCGTGATCGGTTCCTGCGGCTGGTGAAGGTGCTGAGCGACCGGGGTGACACGGAGCTGATGACGGACCTGCTGATCCGGGGCGAGGACTTCCCGGACGGCTACCCGGACCGGGAGTACGTGGACCGGTGGCTGGGGGACTACGGGCTGCCGATTGATCTGTAGTTATCACGCGTGATAGACTCGGATCATGAGACCGATGAGTGCGCCCGGGCCGGTCGTGGCCGCAGACGGGCTGACGGAAGAGGAACTGACGGGCCTGCAGGATCCGCGCCTGTACGAGGCGCCGATGCCGCGTGGCAACAAGCACCGCACGGTGCTTGAGGCGGCGCAGGTGCTGGAGCGTAGCCCGGGGCTGTGGTTCCGGTTCTACGGGCCGTGGCCGCTGCAGTCGCGTGGTGCCCACCAGGCGGCGAGCCACCTGCGGCTGGGCCAGCGGTACGGCGCCCAGCTGGGTGGTCGCAGGCTCGAGTTCCGGGCTATGGCGTGGCGCGGGCACTGGTGGGTGTTCGCGCGCTTCAACCCGGACGCGGAGCCGATCCCGACGAGAGACTGACAGAGAGTGACAGGAGACACAAACTATGTGTGATGAACGTAACACAAACGAATCTGCCGACGTAGGACCCCGGTCCTATGCTCTGCGCATGTACAGGGCTGAGTGGCCTGAGGCTCGGTTGATCCGGGTCCTGATCGGGACCGCCGGTGGGCGCCTGGTCAGGGACCTGCTGGCGCTGCGTGGGCCCTCCACGCCCCGCGGCTTCCAGTACCTGCTGGAGGACGGCCGGGTGATCGACCCCCATGAGGACGGCGACGCGATCGAGGCCTACCACATGGTAGAGCACGTGGGGAGGCGAGTCTGGTGACTACGGACACGCGTGTGGAGCGCCTGAACCCCCGCGGGTTCATGCGTATGATCGCCGCCGCCGGGCTGGTCTGCCCCACGGTGGCCCTGGACACCGAGACCAGCGGGCTCCACCCGGACGACGGGGCACGGGTCTCAACCGTGTCCGTGGCTCTGGTCCTGGAGGGCTCCGAGCTTCAGTTCGTCCGTCGTCACCTGGCCGAGGGCCAGCACGTGTGGGACTCGGGCGTGGTCACGCTACAGGCCGAGACCTACGCGGACGGCGTGGACCCGGTCTGGATCCTGTCGGCCGCGTGGCCGTTCGACCAGGGCGTGGACGGCACGGGCAAGCCGGGGGACTCGGGGCAGGGCGAGCTGATCCCGGCCACGTCGAACCAGCCGCACAGTCAGTGGCGCGGCTTGTGCGAGGGCCTGACGGGCCCGCCGCCTGGGTCCCATGATGGCCCGCCCGAGGGCTGCGACCTGGTCTTCCACCACGCCCGCTTCGACCTGGCCATGATGGCGGCGGGCGTGCGTCGGTGGCCGGGCGACGGCGTGGACCTGCTGGACCGGTTCCTGTGGGACACGCAGAACGTGTGCGCCCAGTTGTACGCCCCGTGGGTGCTGCGCCGCGGCCCGAAGGGCGCCATGGTGGGTACGACGGCGTTGAAGCCGACCTGTGAGTTCCTGTTCGGCACGCGGGTGGGTGATGAGTCGCGTACGGTCCACGACTACCTGCGGCGGGCGGAGCTGCCGGCTGGGCGCTGGGATCTGATGCCGTGGGACCGTGTGGGCAGGTATGCGGACCTGGACGCCCGGCTGACGCTCATGCTCTACCTGCGCCAGAACCACGACCTGGGCGTGTACGCGCGGGGTGGCTGGCACGACCTGCCGGCTCCGTCGGGTCACGTGCTGGATCACGCCTACCGGCGTATGGAGGTCACGCGTATGCTGGTGAGGACCGAGCGCCGGGGCCTGCCGTACGACCCGGAGGCGGCGCGGGCGGCTGGGGACCGGCTGAAAGCCGAGCTGGCCGAGCTGGCTCGGTCGCTACCGTTCGAGCCGAGCGTGAACGCGGCGAAGCGGTTCTGGTTCGCTCCCAGGTCTGAGGGCGGTATGGGTCTGCCGCCGTATGCGACGACTGCGCAGGGGGCGCCGTCTCTTACGGCTTCGATCCTGGACCGCATGGTGCGTGACCATATGCCGCATGCGGAACAGTTCGCGCGCTACCGGGGCTGGGACTCGGCGGTCTCGCGCTGGTATGAGGGCTGGACTTCTATGGCTGGTCCGGACGGGCGGCTCCACCCGACTTTCCGGCAGAACGGGACGGTCTCGGGTCGGTTCTCGGTGGAGCGGATCCAGCTGCAGGCGATTCCGCACGACTACCGGCTGGTTCTGCCGGACGGCGTGCCGACGCCGCGTGGTCTGATCGAGCTGGGCGTGCCGCGTGGGTGGCGCCTGGTGGAGTGCGATCTGGCTAACGCGGAGGCTCGCGTGGCTGCGCTGCTTGCAAACTGCCGGCCCATGTTGCAGGCTTTTGCACAGGGACGGGATCTGCACGGTGAAACGGCGAAGGCTTTGTTTCACGTGTCGGAGGACCGGCCGGATTGGTCGCAGTGGCGGACGCTTGCAAAGCGTGCAAACTTCTCTTTCATCTTCGGCGTGGGCGCGGACACGTTCCGTGAAAGCCTTGCAGCAGAGGGGACAGAGATCAGCCGCGCGGAGGCGCAGCGGATCGTGGCGGACTGGAACTCGCTGTACCCGCAGTACCGGCGTGCGATCCGGTTCCATGAGGAGCGAGTCAAGCAGCGGGTGGCCCGGTACGGCGTGGGCTGGGTCGATCTGCGTAACGGCGAGCGCCGGTGGTTCACCAGGGACGAGGACACGCACAAGGCGTTCAACCAGCGGGTCCAGGGGAATCTGGCGCAGCTGGCTCAGGACTGGTGGCTGGAGGCGACGGACAAGGTCGACCAGTTGCTGGCTCCGTGGGTGACCGACGGCGTGGACCGGGACGGCACGTACGTGGGTGGCGTGGGCGGCGTGCTCATGGTGCATGACTCGCTGGACGTGCTGGTCCCGATTGGTGAGATCGGGGACCGGTGCGTGGATGAGGTGGTGCGCGTGGGGGGCGAGGCGTGGAAGCGCTGGTTCCCGGAGGTCCCGGGCCACGTCGACCCGTCAGCGTGGTGATCGTCACGTTGACACGTGATAACACGAGAGGTTAGGATTGGAACATGGAACAGGGAGACAAGACCGAGACGCGGACCGGCTACAGCGCCGAGACGCTGAGGCGCCTCGCCAGCTGGTTCGACCCGACCGGCTACCTGATGGTCAACTCCGCACGGCGGCTCGCCACCGACCGGTCGTTCGCCACGATCCTGCTGACGAAGACCAACGACCGGGAGGACTCGCTTGCGGTCCACCACATGGCGCCTGACCGGTCCTGGCCCGTCGGAGTCGGTGGGACCAGCAGCCAGCCGCGCCGGTTCTACCAGGTGCCCGTGGTGATCTCGAAAGCACGGGACCTGCTGCTGGACATGCAGCCGTACGTGCACGTACAGAAACGGGCGCTCGAGATCATGATCCGTGCGCTGGCGGACTACGAGATCATCAAGGACCCGCAGTTCCTGCCGGAGGACCCGATCGTGAAGCGGGCCAAGCGGCGGATCCAACGGGCGCGTAGAGACCTGCGCGCCGCCAACCAACAAGCCTCCCGCCGCAAGCGGGAACTCCGCCAGCAGTTGGCGGAGATTAAGAAACACGAACAGGAGACACAGCCATGAGCAAAGTCGTCGTAGTCGCAGGCGCCCAGTTCGGGTCCGAGGGCAAGGGCCACGTGGCCGCCCAGCTGATCCAGCGTGAGCAGCGCGCCGCCCATCCGGTGCTGAACGTGCGAGTCGCCGGGCCTAACGCGGGCCACACGGTGGTCGACCGGGACGGGCGGGCGTTCGCCCTGCGGACCGTGCCGGTGGGCGCC